CAATGAAATGCTTGTTTACCACCAACTACTGCTGATGTATTTACAGGTCTAACAACCCCTATTGGTGTATCTCCATCTTCACAAGCTACTATTTCACCATCATCTAACTTTACTGTTGTTCCTATTGCAATAGCTTTCCCATCTTTAGATTCAAAATATTCAGCATAGTCAAGAGATTGATTAGATGAAATTCCTTGCTCGTGTTCAATACTTCCATTATCTCCTAATCTAAATGTTACCGAGCTTACTGTCGTGCTATATGTTAAAATATGATAATCATTATTACTTCGTCCAACTCCATAATAACCATACATCACACCAGATGGGTCTGTATCAGCATCATAATCATTTTCTATTCCATATACTGAACCTCTTATAGTACCACCACTTGCTATTTCTGTAAGATTGTAAAGCGTTACAATATTATTATCAATTTCACCACCATCAAAATTATTAAAGTTTAAAATACCACGCATATAATCAGCATCACCAGCTTCGAAAGCGTTAGTATTTGAAATAGCAGTTACTTGTGTCATTTGACCAGCTGCAAGAGCACATTGATTATTATTGTATATACCATACATAGAACCAAAGCCCATACCAGATTGATTTACTTCTAAATGATTTCTAGTACCAAAAAAACTATCACTTGAATCATAGCTACCAGTAGTTATTATATGATTGCTAAAGAATCCAGTAAAACTTGAACCATCAGGGTTTACTGTTTCATTTGATACTTCAAGATGAGCATCTGGAGTAGTATCGCCTATACCAACGAATCCACCAGATAGAAATGTAACTCTTGCAGTAGAATCTTCACTTAAAGTTAAATTTTGCGAATTATATTCTGGGTGCAATGACCAACTATTATCTGGAGATGGGGCTGTATTTGTTAAGGTAAGTTTAGACGCTGTATTATCACCGCCTGTAAGATGTAACCCAGTAGATGGACTTGTAGTTCCAATACCAACATTTCCAGCTTGAAGAAGAGTAAGCCTTGAAGTCATTGTTGCTGTTGCTCCTGCTGTACCACTTGGAGCAGTTTTAATATTTAATCCACCAGCATTTAGTTCAATGAGTGAAGCTTCGTCTGTAGAAATATAAGTAAAATCACCACTTGTGATTTCTTCTCTAACATTTTGTGCAATCTTAAAAGTCTTACTAGCTCCTGCCGCTGTTTCGTGTTGCAATATTCCATTTCCACCTATTTGAACACCAGTTAAATCTCCGTGAAATGTGGTTGGGGTTGCTCCTATGCCAATATTTCCAGCACTATCAATTTCCATTTTAGAGCTACCATTACCTCTTAAAGTCATTTTATTATTTGAATGGTTATATGAAATACCACCTACATTATCATCTTGTGCATCAGCAAAGTATATATTTGAACCCCTGTCATTATCAGCTACTAAAGTGATTCCACTGTCATCACCAGTTTCAAAAATAACTAAATTATCAGAGTTTGCGTTATAATCGGTTGGGCTTGCAGTTCCTATGCCAACATTTTTATCATGGTCTATTCTAACTGCTTCATCTAAGGTTTCATCATTCTGACTTACCTTAAAAGCTAGTCCAGTTGAACTGTCTGTATCATCACCACTTTCTCTTGTTGCTACAATAGCAGAGCCCTTTTTAGATGTGGTGGTTTCATAAGCAGTTTTAAATAATATTCCTACATTATCACCTGCTCCTAAATCTGCGCCACTTGCTTCTGTGCCGACTATATTTAATAAAAAGTTATCACCACTTGAAGCTGATATTGCTTTTGTAATTGTCCCAGTTCCCGTTAAAGAAAAAGCTGGGCTAGATGTATCAATCGTAAATACAGCAGTACCATCTGCTTGCGATACTTCAAACGCATTTGCATCGTTAGAGCCAGGTTTTACCTCTACTTTGTTTGTTGCTATTAATAAAGCTGAATCAGTTGCGTCACCATCTTCAACAACTCTTAATGTAGCATCAATTCCACTTGAATCTATTTTTAACAATAGCGGATAAGTACTCGCTATCGTATTTCCTGCTAATGTTGCCATAATAATTTTCCTGTATTAAAATTTTTCATATTATATCATCCCAATTACGTTGTTCATTTTCCCATACGTCATTAAGATTAATAGAGTTCCACATATCTCTTGCAAGACGAGATGTTTGAACTGCTATAGAATGAAGTGTATTAGTTAAAGATAACATTACACTTTACCTAAATAGCCTATGCATTTACCGCTTGCAAGTGTAAATCCATCCCATCTACCAAATATTGTCATTCCCTGTGGAAAAGTTACACTATCTATAGCGGCTCCACCATTAGAGTCTATAGTTGTACCAGTTCCAGTATCATCAGGCCATAGTTGTTCAGTTGTAGCTACTAATCCACCACTGCTTGCAAATACTGTATCTTCAATAAATTGTATTGCAACAAACTTTGTTCCACTTACACTTGTAGTAACTGCTGTTGTTCCAGTAACTAATATAGAACCAGATTGACCTAAATACTCTCTCACATAAAGAGCTCCAGTTGGATCAAGAGCCAATGCTCCAACATCTCCATTATCTAAAGTTCTTTCACTATTATCATATCTACCACCAGATAGTAATGGATTTCCTGCTACAGCTGCATCTTCAGCCGCATCTCCAACAACTTCAATAGTATTAGTAGAAGCTGGCAAACTCGTTACATCTACATCACCAATGTCTACGCCACTATTAGCTGCTAGCTTACCAATCGCATTTGAACCAGCTGGTAGGGCGGCAACAACGTCTACTTGCATTTCTGTACCACTAATAGCATTATCAATAGTTTCTACAGCTGTTTTAATTGCTCCTGTATCTGCATCTATCGTAGTAAGTAAAGCTTCGTTTGCTGCGTGGTCTACGTTAGCCGCAGTCAACAACACTTCAACAGCTGCTGCATCAGTTTCAATAGCTGTTAGTGTAGTTTCTAATGTATCTAGCTTAGTATTGCTAGATGTAATTAAAGTTTCTAAACCATCAACATGACCAATGATAGTAGATTGATTTGCTGCTGTTGCCGCTCCACTTGGTAAAGCAGACGACATAGCATCTACTTGTAAATGCCCATCACTATCCACTAAAGGAACATAGCTAGTACCACTACCAGCTTTGTTCGTATTAGCAAAAATTAACATACTGTCTTCGGCTTTATCAGTATGCACCTCTACAGTTATATCAGACCCTTCGGTCTTAAGAGTTACGTTATCTATATCTACTTTTAACGCATCTTCACCTGAGTTTAAAACTTTGTTTAAAACTTCTTTAGTTTGAAATTTTGGAAATGCCATATTATACTCCTAAACCTCCACCACCGCCTCTAGGGCTATCTTAAATCTGCTGGCATAATTCTTCTTGGGGCACCAGTCTTATCCCGTTTTTTCATACCATATTTTCTAATAGCTTCGTTCCATTTTCCCTCATGTGATCTTGCCATGCTCATTGCTACAGCAGATGAATTTCCGTCTATGGTTATTCCAGCTTTGTCTTGGTATAATCTAAATTTTACATAATCTATTAATGATGAGTGCATACTATTATCTATGTCTGGAGTATCTGTAATTGCTGATACAGCATTAGGTTCTCCAGAATAATGTATTAACACACCATTTGTTACTGCTTCATTGATAGGTTTATAATCACCTAATCTTTGATGAATGGTATCATTATCAGAACCATCCGTTGTTACTATTGCTAAATGGTCTCCAGTAATAAACCAAGCAATAAAATCTTCTGGGTTATTATAGCTACTTGCCATTAGTCTATATCCATTGTTTGTATTTCATTATTAAGTAATCTAGGTATTTTAACATAATCTCCAGATGAGTCCATAAAATCAACCCTATATACTTTATTTATCTCTACTCCAGCATTAGAATCACTTAATGTGTACCATTGTTGGTCTGCAACAGTAGTTAGTTTTGCGTATTCAATTTTTGTATTATATTTACCTAACTCAACTAATGCCTCATTAACTAAATTTATAATATAATTTTCTGGAGCACTTGGAAAAGCTTGCCTTACTCTAGATATAATTTTTTTAACTGTTAAGCTATGTACTGCCATTAGTCAGAATCCTTTCCTAGCAACCCTATTTGTTTCCATGTTCTCGTTTCATCTTCCCAGTTATTTACAGTCATATCGTTCCAAGAGCCTGGAACTATAAAAGTTACAGATGTTGGTAAAGTAACACCAGTCCAAGACGGTGATGTGTTCAAAGCAACACCAGTCCAAGATGGAGATGTATTTAAAGTAACTTGAGTAAAAGATGGAGAGCTGTTTAAAGTAACGGCAGTCCAGCTTGGTAAAGAGTTTAAAGCTACGTTAGTTAGTGCCATTATCCACCCCTCACTATTTGTATACCTTTGTCATAATCTAACTGTAATTTTGCTTGTTGTTTCTCCATCCAAGAATATTCTGTACTTAATACATTAAGCCTAGCTTGAGCTTCATTGCTGTAAGCTTGCGCGATATTTAACTTTGATTGTATTTGCGAAAGGTAAGCATTAGCCGTTCCTATAAAACCTTGTGCTGTGTTAATAAATCCAGAAGCAGTGCCTAGATATCCTTGAGCTACATTTCCATAGCCTCCAGAAGTTCCCAAGAATCCTTGAGCTACTGATACCTGTGACTGCA